TATAATGAATTTGACTGATAAAATCTTAGAAATTGAATATTTCAAAGATAAAGTTGAAAGATTTGAAGGTATTAAGACCGATTTACCTAAAGGATACACTCCTAAAATACAAATTAAGGTACAAGCACTAAACGAATCCTAACATTTTGATAGAACCATATTTATATACATACAAAATGTAAATATATTAATATGTCAACAGAATTCGAATTATTCAAAGGTAAATCATTAAGTGGTCTTTTTGAAGATATCTATAATAACCAAGTTTCCAAAAAACAAAAAATTAGTTCTTTGATTGAGGAATTAAAGAAAATGGTAAGACATGCAGGAGATATGGGAACATTAGGTCCTGTAATTGGTGGATTAGTAGACAGTTCTGTAAAAAATGATGACCAATTGGTTAAATTAGCAACAATAGCAACTAAGATTATAGCATCTGAAAAGAAAACAGAAGGGCAAGAAGGATTTTTATCAGCTTTTGAAAAAGAACAATTACTTAGGGATTTAGATGAAACTAAACAAGAGGTTGAAAGAGTTGATGATTTGGAATTTGAATTAGAAGAATTAAAAAAGAAAATGAAATAATATGGCAGAAGGATTTTCATCAAGTAGGGTAGTATTATCAAACAATTTGCAAGGAAGTTCCGAAATTTTACCAAAAAAACTTGGATATGTCTATGATGTAATTTTAGATGAAAATAACGAATTTGCAAAAAACAAAAATTATAATTCTGCAATTGTAGGTGCAATAAGATTTAGAACATCCGATATGATGGATATTGAAGATGATAACTTACCGTTTGCAAATCCATCTGATAGAAATTTTATAAATTTACCAATAGTAAACGAAGCCGTAGAAATATACGAATTTACTAAAGGAAATTTCTTATATAGAAGAATAACAAATACAGGAAACCCATCTAAAACAGCAGCTGAGGATTTTATCCCAACATATTTTCAAACATCAGCAGATGCTTCTAATCAAACATCTGATTATCAACGAGTAGAACAAACAAATATACCAAAAAGTAATAGTAGTAATTCTAAAAAATATTTTGGATATGGAAAATATTATAAACCTGAAGAAAATTTAAGAAAATTAAAATTATACGAAGGAGACTCTTTAATTGAAAGTAGATTTGGGCAATCTATTAGATTTTCAGCATTTAACAATCAAGATAAAAAATTTTATCCAAATATTGTAATAAGAAATTCTCAAAGTTCTAAATTTAATAACGTATCCGTTGAAAAAACAATTGAAGAAGATGTAAATACAGATGGTACTGTAATTTCTATGACTTCTGGAAATCACGAAATTGGATTTTTACCAGGCACAGTAGATGATAAGGGAAAATCTGATTTTCAAACAAAACCAGAAACATTTGCAGATTATCCATCAAAATTAATTGGTGACCAACTTATATTAAATTCTGGAAGAATAATATTTTCAGCAAAAAATGCAGAAATGATATTTTATTCAAAAAAGAATTACGGATTTATTTCAGATGGAGCTTTATCTATTGATAATAAATTGGGAATTGATATTACTGTTGGAGATGATATTAATATAATGACTAACGATAGAGATGTTAATATTCTTACTGGAAATGGTTCTGTAATTCTTGGAAATACTGAATTAGAGCCAATGGTAAAAGGACAAGCATTAGTGGATATTTTAGAACAATTAATAGATGCGATAACATCACAAATATACTTAACACCGGCTGGCCCATCGGCATCGGGCCCTACAAATATAGCTGATTTTGGTACTATCAAATCTCAATTAAATACTATTCTTAGTAAACTGAATCAAACATCTTAATATGTCTTGGCAGATATTTAAAAATAGTATATTATCAGTTATTGAAGCAGGTGATGCTTTAAATAGTGTAGATGAAATGGCAACTTTATATGCAACTGCATATGATACTGCTATAAAAAGTGGCGGAGATACTGTAAATAAAATAAAAATAAAAAATGGTAATCTGCCATTAATGATTCAATTATTTAAAATAAACTTTTATACAGGGCAAGCATCTATGGTGCCGTATGATTGGGTTGGTGGAATGGAGCCCGGAATACTTACATATTGGCAAGGAGCTGAAATGGAAAAAACACCAATACCAATAATTCCAGCGGTTGGTTCTGTACTAAATATAGCAATAACATCTGCAAATTGTACAAATCCCGGTCAATGGACTCCACAAACACCATTACCACCAAATAACGACCCATCATTATTAATAGATTTATTTATATTAACAGCAACAACACATTTACAAACAGTAAGTGGGATAATTAATACAGTATCTTTATATCCACCATTAGCAACACCTGCTCCTGGTATTCTTACTTGGAGTGGATATTTTATACCACCTTCAAGTCCCGGTGGAATTAGTGCTGGTGAAATACCAACACAACAATTATTACAATCAATTCCAGCTGATAACAATACTGTTGAAGGTGCAAAAAAAGTAGTTGCAGAAACGGGTAAAGAAGTAATAACAGATGGTGGAGAAGATGGTGGAGACCAATTAGATGCATTAAAAGAAGAATTACCAGAAGATAAACCACCATTTGATGAATTGGATGATACATCAGCAGAAAATGTGGTAGCACAAGACCCATCTTCAAAAAATGTAAAAACAAATGATAAAAATGGAGAAGATGTAGATTGTAAATTTGGTTCATTAGACTATAATATGCAATTATCCGCAAATTATAGATTACGAGATTTATCAATTGGATGTATATTTGCACATAGAGTAAAAGCTCAAGTTGGTTTAAGCGAAGAGGAGATTGTTTGTAATTTAAGAAACGTTGCAATTAATATATTAGAGCCATTAAAAAAAGTATATCCATCTATAAGAGTAAATTCAGCATTTAGAGGAACAGCTAGTATACCCGGAGGCGTATCTCAACATCAAAAGGGTGAAGCGGTTGATATTCAAATACCTGGCATATCTCCAAAAGAATATATACCCTTGGCAAACTGGATAAGAGCTAATTTACCATTTGACCAACTTATATTTGAACATGGAAATAGTATTTGGTTACATATAAGTTGTAAGAAGGATTCCATTCAAAGAAAGCAATTACTTACTATGTATAAGGGAAAGTATTCATCGGGACTTAAACTGTATTATGGGTAAATCTTAAAAATAGTTAATTCAAATATTTATAAACATAACAAAACAATATATTATCAAAATGGACACAGATAAACTATTAAAAGCTATACAAATCCTTATAAAAGAGGAATTGAAGGAGCAATTACCTGCGTTAATCAAAGAATCCGTACAAAAGGAAGTAAAAAGATTATTAAGTGAGGGTAAACAACTGACACCTAAAAAGGAGTCAACTGGTATTTCAATGGCTAAAGCTATTTTAGGAGATGAACCAATTGTAGAATCAGTAAAACAAACTATTCCGCAAAAGCAATTAAGTAAAAATCCAATAATTAACCAAATTCTTAATGAAACAAAAGGTGGAATACCACAAGGAGATGGTGGATTTAGAACAATGAATTTTGGACAAGCGGATATGGGTTCTATTGCAGGTAGAACTGCAGTAGCTGATAAAATGGGTTATGGTGATTTAGCTAAAGGACCTCAACCAAGTGGATTGGGTGTACAAACGGGAGTAGCCGAATTAGATAAAGCGTTTAATAGGGATTATTCAGAACTTGTTAAAAGATTTAAAAAATAGTAATGGCAATAGTATTAGGAGAAAAGTTAGTAAGAGATAATCATACATTTAATGATTTTGCTGTTGGTATATCTTTACCAATACAAATAGGAAATACTGCTTTTAATCAAAATTTTACTAATGTAGATGAAGTAAAAACAAATATACTAAGCTTATTACTTACAAAAAAAGGAGAAAGAATAATGCAACCTGAATTGGGAAGCGGCCTTCAAGAATTATTATTTGAGCAAAACGATGGTGAACTAGCACAAAGAATAGAAGATGAAATTACAAATACGTTATCTATGTGGCTACCTTTTGTAAATATTGAACAAATAAATGTTGGACAATCAAACTATCAAAAAGATACAAATACAGTAAGCGTTTCTTTAACATTTTCTATAAATAATAATCCTCAATTAAATACTGTAACTTTTAATATAACACAATAATAGGAAATGGCAATTAATACAATAAATAAAAATTTTAAAAATAAAGGTAAGGATATAAAATACCTTAATAAAGATTTTGCGGATTTTCGCCAAAACCTTATTGAATTTACTAAAACTTACTTTCCAAAAACATATTCTGATTTTAATGAAACATCGCCTGGTATGATGTTTATAGAATTATCATCATATATTGGTGATGTTCTATCATACTATATAGATGATACTTTAAAAGAGTCTATGATGGTATATGCTGAAGATATTAGTAGTGTAATTGCATTAGCTCAATATTTGGGGTATAAACCAAAAACAACATCTGCATCCGTAACAACAATGTCTGTGTATCAATTAGTACCATCTGTGGGAACTGGAATACAAAACCAACCAGACTCAAAATATTATTTAAGAATTAAATCTGGTATGAGAATATCATCTAAAACAAATGATATTCAATTTATAACAAATGAAGCTGTAGATTTTAGCGATGATACAAATAGAGAAATTACAATCTATCAAACAGATGCAACTACTGGAGAACCTGTATTATATTTAGTAAAAAAATATGTTCAAGCAATATCTGGAACAATTAAAACATATTCAACTACATTTGGTTCATATCAAGCATTTCAAACAATAAATTTATCAGATACTAATATTATATCAATTCAAGATATAAGAGATAGTAATAATAATAAATGGTATGAAGTACCTTATTTAGCACAAGAGATGGTTTTTATTGAACAACCAAATGTTGAATCAAACGATCCTGATTTATATCAATTTAAATCAACTGTTCCTTATATTATAAAAACAATAAAAACTCCAAAAAGATTTGTAACAAAAATAAATGCTGATAGCACAACTACAATACAATTTGGAGCCGGAGACCCTACTGCTAGTGATGAATTATTAGTACCTAATTTTAAAAATGTTGGTTTGGGATTGCCAAATTCAATTAATAGATTGGAAGAATCATTTGACCCTACTAATTTTTTAAAAACAAAAACATACGGAACATCTCCATCAAATACAACATTAACAATAACTTATTTAGTAGGAGGTGGTATTCAATCAAATATAACTACTGGAGAATTAACAAATATAATTGAAATTGGATATGATGATGATACAAGTAAATTTACTCAAAACGAATTAAAAACACTAGAAACTATAAGAAATTCAGTAGCAGTTGATAATGAAGTTCCAGCCGTTGGTGGTAGAGGTGGTGAAACGATAGATGAGATTAGAGAAAATGCTTTATCAAATTTTTCAGCACAAAATAGAGCAGTAACTGCAAAAGATTATCAAGTAAGAGTTTTATCAATGCCTGCAAGATATGGAAGTATTACAAAAGCATATGCAACTGCAGATGGTAAATTAGATAATAATTCACCATCATCAATATTAGCATCTCCAAAGCATTTACAAGAATTTACGGATTTAGTAATGAGTTTTGTTAATTCCACATCAAATGGAAATAAACCATCTGTATCAACTATACAAACGGATTTAACAAATTATTTTATTGGTAAAACCTCAAACGATAAAGAAAAAAATAATCCATTTGCAATTAATTTATATTTGTTAGGATATAATAATAATGGAAATCTTACAAATCTTAATAGAGGAGTTAAAGAAAATCTTAAAACGTATCTAAACGAATATAAAATATTAACAGATGGGGTTAATATATTAGATGGATTTATTATTAATATAGGACTTGAGTTTGAAATAATTACATATCCTAACTATAATAAAACTGAAATTTTAACTAAATGTATAGCTGAATTAAAAGATTATTTTAATATTGATAATTGGACATTTAACCAAACTATTAATTTAAGTGAAATTGAATTACTTTTAGCAAATGTTGAAGGTGTATCTTCTGTACCTATGTTAAAACTAACAAATAAATGTGGTGGACAATATTCTCCAAATTCATATAATGTAGATGCGGCTACTAAAGATAAGATTGTATATCCATCTTTAGACCCATCGGTTTTCGAAATCAAATTTCCGAATTCGGATATAAAAGGTAGAGTAAGATAATGTATAACTTTTTAACAGCATCAAAAGATGCATCGGTTTATTTACAACAACCTAATCAAAATACTGGTTTAGACCAAATATTAGAAGTTAGTAAAGTTTATTATGGTGGTATTAAAGATATTTCAAGAGCTTTAATTAAGTTTGATATAGCTTCATTACATACTGGTTCTCATATTGAAGAAGCTTCTTTAATTTTAAAAGAAACCCAAAGTGAAGAAATACCATTAGATTATATATTATATGCACATCCTATTTCTCAAAGTTGGGAAATGGGTATTGGTACTAGATTTGATAATATTTCAACAGAAGGAGTGTCTTGGAAATATAGAGAAGGTAATTCTAAAATAGATTGGCTTAATGATACAACTAATGATGGTATAACTACAAATTTTGCAATTGGTTCTACTGGTTCATATGCAGGATATGGGGGTGTGTGGTACACTAATTACCAAGCAACAAAAGAGTATGCTTATAATACAGCTGATGTTGCTATGGATATCAAATCAATGTTAAATGCATGGATTAGTGGTTCTATACCAAACGATGGTTTAATATTAAAGCATGCTAGTAATTTAGAAGAAAATACGGAAGATTATGGTATATTAAAATTCTTTAGTAAAGAAACTCATACAATATATCAGCCAAAAATTAGAATTGCTTGGGATGACCAACAATTTAATACTGGTTCGTTATCTTCGTTAACATCTGAGCAATTTAAAATTGGTATTACAAATGGAAAAACCGAATATAAAGTTGGAACATCTCCAAAAATTAGAATATTTGGTAGAGAGTTGTATCCATTAAAAACATTTAAAAATGTGTTTAACCAATATACAGAAATAAATTATTTACCAATTACATCTTATTATAAAATAACAGATTTACAATCTGGTGATATTATAATACCATTTTCTCAATATTCTAAAATAAGTTGTGATGAAAATGGAAATTATATTCAATTGGATTTAAACAATTGGGAAACTGATAGAGTATATAAAATAGAATTCAAAGTAACATTTAACGATGGTGATGTTTATTTTGATAATGATATAACATTTAGCGTTGTAAAATAAAATGATAAAAACAGGATTACAAAACGAAAAGCTAGTAGGTAAAATTTTAGTTAGCGGTTCTTTAGTTATAGACCAAAGAAATGGTACTAATGCTTTTACATTAATTGATGAGTCTAATCCTGAAAGTGGAATTATTTCCGGCAAATTAACAAAACCTGCATATAATAATTCGGAATTAATTAAATCAATAGATACAAATATTGTAGAATTAATACCAATAAAAGCACCCGATTTACCAGATACAGTATTACGTTCGGTTTATAATCCCGTTACACAATCAGTAATTGATTTAACTGTACAGGTACAATCATTAAATCAGCAAATTTTAGGATTAAATAATAAAATAAGTCAATTAGAAATTGTTTCTGAAAGTTTGAGAGTTGAACTTGATAATAAAAATTTAATAGTAGCAACTACACAAAATCAAAGTTCACAAACTAATTCAAAGATACAAAGTTCTATAACTGATTTACAAAACGCAATTCAAAAATCAACATCGGAAGCAATTCAAAGAGTGTCTTTATTTGCAAGAAATCAATCATTACAACAAGAGATAGATTCACTTCGTTCTCAATTAAATGCAAAAAATCAAGCCATTGCAGCTGGTGGTGTTTCTACTGGGCAATTATCAACTATTGTGTTTGAAAAAGGTGACCCTACTAAATTACAAGGAGCTAATAAACAAATGATTGGAATGGATTACGGTGGAGGATATGGCTCTCAGGCATCCGCAGGAAAATTTGCAGCACCTGGTAATGATGCTGGAAAAACATTTCAAAGTTATTTTGAGGTAGTAGCAGGACCTAAAGATGTTAAAGTTGAAGTGAAATTTACAGGTGGTATATCGTCATCTATATTTGATTTTGGATTTCCTATTCCTGTAACATTAAAAGCAAATGAAACAAAACGATTTGATATGAGTAAACCAAGTAATTATTTAAATTCATTACCTGGTCAACATGGTGGTAATATACTTTCTCACTCATCTCCAACTGAATATGATTTTACAATGTCTGTAATTGTTTCTGTAATTGACGGCACTGATAAAACAGAACAAAAAGATTTTACATTCCATTTATGGAATCATAACTAACTATTAATATGGCAATACAAAGTTTTAAAGATATAATAGACTCAAAGGGATACAGAATTAATTCAAAAGATAGAGAAATTTTTGAAACATCTAATTTACAGTCCTTTTTTGGATTAAGTAATGATGATGGTATAGAGTTTATAGTTTATGATGTAAATGATAATCAATTACCTCAATCAGATTTTGGTATGGTTAGATATGTACCATTAACATCTGATAATATAAGAGATTATTTTTTAATAGCAGATGGGACTTTGTTTCAAGCTTATAATTTTCCAAATGAATATTTTATTGATGTTGAAAGATTATTAAATGAAGCTGGTTTTACAAATGGTATATTTAAAACTCAAATTACTCTTATTAATAAAAGATTAGGTAGTAACGAAAAATATGATAAAGTATGGATATCAGAAATATCACCATCAAGAACAGAAGTTAGATTATTACCATTAAAAAGAAGTGAAAATCAAAATAGTGATTTGTTTAAAAGATATGGAATGTTTTTAAATGATAAACATTTTAGAGATGATACTATTGAATATGCAATACAATTTGTTGAAAAAATAAATCCAACTCAAATAGCATCTAATATAAAAAGTAAGTATGGTGATAATTGGTTTGAAAAACTTCAATCAGAATTCCAAATTAAAACATTTGATGTATTCATTACTAATATACATACTAAATTTATGCAATCTGTAATGTACGAACTTACAAATAGAAATTCTGATATATTTGATTTAAATTATGGTAAATTAAAAAATGAAATTCCTGATATAGAACTGAGTAAAGAAGATATTCAAAAAACAATAATAAGACTTTTAATAAAATCAATAGATTATCATTTATCAAAACCAGCCGTTAAAGAAAACTCTACTTATAAAATAGAAACTGATGATAGTTTAGATATAGTTGGTCAAGTTTTACAAAGAAAATCCGAAGACACTTTAATTGATACTAAAGATCCTGTATTGAAAGTGGCACAGCAAATTAAAGTAAATCAAACTAATGCAGATTTGGAATTGGAAAAAGCTATAGAAGATGAAAAACCAAAACCAAAGCCTGAGCCAACGCCTGAACCAACTCCACCTAATCCACAAAAGCCCGCTACATATAATTATACATATAGAGGTAATACTAGCGGTACTATTTATTGGACAGATAGTATGGGAACTCAACGTTCTATGTACACAAATGTAAATCAAGATTATCAAATTGGATGTGCTCAAGTAGGAACTTTAAGTGGATTTGGTAACTTTAGTGTAATAGATGCCTGTGGAGATACTATACCTACTGGTGGAAATAGTGGTAAAGGAGGAGGTGGTACAAACAATAACCCAACTATGCCTGGCGATTATCCCAATGGACAAAAAAATGGACCAAATGATAATAAATCACAAAAATAAAAATAATTATAAAAGATAATGGCAAACAGTGATTATTTAGATAATGGAGTTATAATTGATACATCTGGTAATCAGAATGCTATTGTCCCAATTAATATGGGAGGTGGCGGAGGTGGAGGCCAATTACCACCAATTACACCAAATCAATTTGAAGGATTCAATGGTGATAGACATTTATCTATTAGAGTATCATCAAATGTTGTAGGAGCTCAAATATTTATAAATGGAGTAAATACATATAAATCTACACCTAATACACTTAATCAATTATTAAGTGAAGTTATGATTAATGGTTCTCATGAAATAACTTTACAAAAGACGGGATATACATCAAATGAAAAATATGTAATAACAATACAAAAAAACCCAGATTATTTTAATGGTATAAATAAAAATTCTGGACTAAGTATTGGCGCAGAACCATTGTATAGTGATACAGACCCATATAAAATGTCTATTAGATATTTTGTAAATGATATTGAGCAACAATTTGATACCGATTACACTAGAATATTAGATATTAATTTTACACTAAAATTAGGGGAAGAACCAAAACCAACAGAAGATGTAAAATCTTATAAAATAACAATTACATCTGATTTGGATGCTGCTGTTAGTTTAATAAAAAATCCTACATCCGATACTCCAACTAAAATTGATTTAATACAAGGTACTAATACAATTGATGGTAATGATGGAGATAAATTTAGAATAGTATCAAAAGACTTATCAAATTATAGAATAAAAACAATTGATGGAACTTCAACTGCTGGTAAATTTAAAACATTACAAGCGGAAGGAACAAATAGTATTTCAACAACTATAAATTTAACTGGAGATTATAATTTAATAATATCCAGTGAAAAAGTAAATACGGCTCCAATTAATGTACCTTCAATAGTTTTAAATAATACAAATGTAGATAGAACTTACAATATAAATAGTAAAGCGGGAATACCAATTGGATTTACAAAAAATACAGCAGTATCCTTTGTAACAGCATATGTAAATAATATTCCATATCGTTATGATGATTTGGGAAGTGATACATCTTCAATAATAGTATTACCATTTAAAGCATTTTCAAAAATAGGTAATTATCGTATTGATATAGTACCATCAAATTCAGAAGGAGATGGTTCTATTATATCTTTAACTTATAATGTAGTAGATGACATATATGTTGGTGTGCCTGATGTTAGAAGTATAAGCTACCCAGCTGAATTATTAGGACCTGATTATGTAGGAACGGATGTTAATTTTGAAATATCATATGATAGTGTTAATACAGATTATGTTGAATTACATATTGGGTCTGGTAGAGATTATTCTAGATTATCAGCAAAAGGAAGACAAACATTAAATTTTAAAAAATTATTAGAATTAGGAAATGCTGAGCATGGTGCATATAGTGAAACTGATGATTTAATAAATCTTACTTTAAAATTAATACCTGTTAATATATCTGGTAGAACGCCTGTAATTGGTAAAGAAGAAACATTTACTATTAAATTTAATAAAGGTAAACTTACAATACCAAGAGCTACAGCATTAAATAGAATACTTGAAGCATTTGAAGTTCAATTTGATACTATTGATATAAATACTCCAGATGATACATCTAAGTATTTAACACATTTATTGCATTTAGGAGATGGTAATAATAAAGTTATTACAACTTGGACTGGCAGTAATGACACTTTAATTGTAAAGTTATATGAACCATTAGATACTACAATACAACCAAATCAGCAAGTTTGGGTTTCAAAAATACAATCAAATCCAATAATTGATACATTAACACTAATAGGTGTTACTGAAGAATTTTGTCCTCCATTAAAAGGACCTAATTTTTCATTAAATAATAGTTCTGGGATTGGATATAAAATTTTTGATGAACTTTTAGCAAGCGGTTCTGCTACATCTAATGATTTAGTAAATAAATATACTCAACAAAATGGTATAGATACTTCTAAATTAAACATACAATATGTAACGGGTTCTGGATTTGTTTTTAATAATTTTGTAAACTTTGGTTCTGCTGAAGAAAGAATTAATAACTTTTTTTATAAAGTAGAACTAATTGAAAATTACCAAACAAAGTATGCATCCATAACAACTGCTACTAATCCATCTTATACTTCTTGGACTTCATCTATTTCTGTATCTAATCAAGCAACTAAAATTTTAGAAAATATAAATGAAATAAAAAGAGGATTTGATGGATTTGAAAAGTTTTTATATTATGATGTTAGCTCATCTTTAGCATATCCAAAGGATACTCAAAATGTAAACTTACCAACAACAAATATTAATGTAACTTCTTGGTACGATAATTTAGTTCAAACGGCATCGGATTACGACTACAATAATAAGAATTATTTAGCTAATAATTTACCAGAGTTTATAACGGAAAACGCAGATAATGCAGATTTTATAGTATTTTTAAATATGATTGGCCAGCACTTTGATACAATATGGTCTTATATTAATTCTGTTGGAAATAATAAAATAGTTGAAAATAAACAAATAAAAGGTATAGCTAATGATATGGTATATCATATGCTAAAATCTTTTGGATGGGATGGTAAAAAAGCATATAATTCTCAATTTCTTTGGGAATATGTTTTTGGTACTTATAAAGATGGTACTCAAAAATACTCAATGCCATTAAAAGATGCAAATGATGAAGTATGGAGAAGGATATTAAATAACTTACCATATTTGTTAAAGCATAAGGGTACTGCTAGAGCTATGAAAGCTATTATGGCTTGTTATGGCGTTCCTCAATCTATGTTGACAATAATGGAATTTGGTGGACCTCAAAATCCAACCGAAGGAGCTGTAACTAAATTTACATATGATGATAGAACCGCAGCAATTTCTTTAGATAAAAATTCATCAATTCAAATACCTTGGCATTCAACACCTAGTACAGGAGAATATCCAAATTCAATAGAATTGGCATTTAAACCATCTGAAATAAATTCAAAAGCAACTTTAGTAAGTAGTAGTGAATGGACTTTGGATTTAATACAAACAACTGGTTCATTTGGTACAATACAATTAAATTTTGGTGGAGATGCATCAACTAGTACATATTTTGAAACAAGTGGAACTTATTATCCGTATGTTAATATTACATATGCATGGGGGCCTGATTTAGTAACATCTAGTTTAGATTTTCCAATTTCAACTGAATACTATTCACATATATTAGTTAATAGAACCGATATAGGTGGTGGTAATTCTCAATTTGATGTTTATTTTAATACTTCAAATGGTAGTAGAATTATAACAACTGCAAATTTATCTATAACTGGTAGTAATTCTCAATGGGAAACTGGTACTGATATTTTAATTGGTGGTTCTGGTTTTGTAGGTGAATTGGATGAATTCCGTTTATGGAATACTCCGTTGGAATTATCTAAATTTAATAATCATACATTACATCCAAACGCTATTAATGGAAATCATATATCAGCATCATCTGATGATTTAATATTTAGATTGGATTTTGAATATCCAAAAGATGTAGTATCAAATACTAATATTAAAAATGTTTCTATTAGTTCTGAGTATGCAGAAGACTATGCATATGCACAAAACTTCTATTCAGCACCAATATATCCATATCAGTATGTTCCATATGATAGAACTGTTACAGCAGATGTTCCATCTGTTGGATTTGGTTATGGAAATAAGATTAGATTTGAAGACCAAACTTTAATAAGTGAACTTTCATATAAAGTAAGAGCAACTAGCAAAGCATTTGATAGAGCTCCTGTTGATTCAAATCGTTTAGGATTATTTCTTTCTCCAACTAAAGAGTTGAATATGGATATCCTAAAAGCATTTGGTGATTTTAATATTGATAACTATATTGGAGATCCTGGCGATGAATATAAAGATACTTATTCTGAATTAGATAAGCTTAGAATTTATTACTTCAAGCGATTAAATAGAAATATCTATGAGTATATTAATTTAATAAAGTATATAGATAAATCTTTGTTTGAAGTATTGGCAGATTTAGCACCGGCTAGAGCAAATGTATCAAAAGGATTATTAATAGAACCTCACTATTTAGAAAGAAGTAAAACTGTTTGGGATAAACCAACTGCAGATTATAAAAATATAGAAGCAGATTTCTATCCGCAGCAATTTAATGAACTAAAAGCAGAGTCTTTAGTAAAAGATGCTTATATTGATGAAACTCAACAAATTGAAATTAAAGTTGATTATAACGATATAAACGCATTAGTTGATGAAACACAAGGATATAATTTAGAAGTAAGTTTACCATCATATGATGCACCTATTGATTATCAATTTAGTGGGTCTTTAATTGGAGAATTACCAATGTGGGATGCATCAATACAAGCACCAGTATCATCATCTGTTACAGGTGAAGTAGAATTAGGATTTACAGCAATCGGAGTGGATAGCGATCCTGAATTTGGATTATATGGTAAAAACAGCGTAAGTTTAGTTTCTACACTTGATATATTTGGAAACAGAACAAAATCAAGACAAATAGTTGATAAATTAAAAAAATCATACATTGTAAATGTGTTAACACAAACAGCTGGATATCCAGTAAATGGAGCTATGCTTGGTGACCAAATTGTATATGAAAGTTTACCTGTTACAAAATACAAATATTCAGTTTCATTAATACCATTTTACACTGCATCATATGGAGTACCATATGCACCAAGCGTAGGTGGTAGTACTGTAGAAGTTACTCCTCTAAATGGTTATTTTCCAAATCACTACAAATATAAAAATAATTTAGGTGAAGGATTAAGACGTTCATATTGGAAGGGTTCTTTACAAGACGCAACAACAACGCCGGATGGATTAGACCCAGTTCAAACATTCACAACTAATCCTAATATTCTTAAAGTTGCTAAGACTGGTAGAGGTAGTGGTGAACCAATTTTGGAAGTGGATTAATAAATTGAAAATAAAAAATAGTTATATTTATATAAAATAGAAAAATATATATAAAATGGGATATTTAGATAACTCAACAATTACTGTAGATGCTATTCTTACCAAAAAAGGAAGACAAAAATTAGCACAAGGACAGCAATTAAACATTACAAAATTTGCATTAGGTGACGATGAAATTGATTACCAATTATACGAACCAGCACATCCAAAAGGTACTAGTTTTTATGATTCTGCTATTTTAGCATTACCTATTACTGAAGCATCTCCTGATGAAACTCAAGTATTAAGATACAAAATAATAACATTACCAAAAGGTACTACAAAGATACCAACTGTATCGTTAGGTACTCAAGGCATTGTATTATATCAAACCGATGGAGGTACTGCAATAACACCTTCAACAAGTCCTAATGGAAACGCTTCAGCTGGATATACTGCGGTTTTAGCAGACCAAAGAGCTGGTACATTGACTGTAACTGAAGGAGCAACAACATCAGGAACTATTCCTGTATTTTTAGGAGATGAGATAGCAACAACAGCTCAAGTTGTAAGTGGTAAACAGTTTAGATTTACTCCAAACGGAAATTTAACAACGGATGTTATTACTACAATAACTGTTTATGGTAATGAAACCGGGGGTTCTCAATCTATTCCTGTAACAGTAACATATAAAGCAATAGTATAAAATAAATAGATATATAAAATGGCACTAATTAATGACTCAAAAATAACCTCCCAAATAGCTGCATTAGCTAATTCTGGACAGGTTGACACAAATCAAATAGTATCTATTCTTAATAGTGTACTTCCAGCTGGCCAGCAAATTTCAAATGCTACTGGTGGAGTAACTACCGGAGTATTTAAAAAGTTTGGTGATTTTGACCAAGTAAAAGCTAAAGTAGAAGTAGTAACAGCAGGTTTATGGAGTGATGATGCTGGTGAATTAACAACATTCTACACATCATCTGCACAAAACACAACAAGCACAGAGTATTATTTAAATGTATATGAATATAACCCAGCTGTAACAACATCTGCAGAAATTAATTTTGCAGTAGCATACGGACATGTTAATGGTAGTGGTTCTGTTGATTTAGCTACAAACCAAGACTCGTTAGTAGCAAGTAAAGGAACTTATTATCAATATAAATCAATATTATTAGAATACGGAGAAACTAAATTTTCATTCAATAATAATATTGGTACTACAACCGACTCAAATGATATCTATGTAATAAATGTACAAAGAAATCGTTATAGAGAATCAATGGACTCTGGTAACTGGGAATTACACTTGAGTGGTTCTAACGGATTATTCAAATTAATTGATGATAGTGGTAAGAAATTTTCTGATACTGCTGGTAAAGCAGGTAGAGTATTTAATGTAGTTAGTGGAGCATTAAATTTAGGTACTGAAAACGCAGCAACAATTTACTCAACTACTGAAACTGTAACTGGACAAGGATTTGGTAAATTCTATCCTGATAGAGGTATTATAATCTTAAATCCAAGCGCAATCGGTTCTATGGTTGGTACTGTAAAAGATGGTGCTGGTAATTTAATTGGAAACTTAAGTGGTTCTGCATCAACTGCAACTGAACAATACAATCATACGAGATTATTCTACGCAATTAGTGGTAGTGGTAATTTTGAAGCAAGAAGAACTGAAAATGTGCATACACAACATTTCTTTGTAAGAGCAACAAATAGAGAATTTAACTATTCTAACAACCCAACATATGTAAATACTGATGGTACATTTGTAGAAAGTTCATTCAACACAGACCCTTACACATATGTAACAACTGTAGGTCTTTATAATGATGCAAATGAAATGATTGCAGTAGCTAAAACTTCTCAACCAATTCCTAAATCATTTGATAAAGAAATACTTGTTAAAGTTAAATTATCATACTAATTTAAATTGATATAATTAAGAAACCCCCGAAAGGGGGTTTTTTGTTAAATGAATATTTATAGATATGTTAAAGGAAATTCCAAAATCGGATATTATTATTAGACCTTTTAAAGTTTACAAAGAGTGGACTTTGGATGAAAATGATGTTCCTGTTATTTATGGTACTAAAATAAATAATAGTGCATTTGATGCCGATACTGACCCAAAAAGCCACGGAAAATACCAAAGATTAATATATACTTCAATAGCTGCACAATTTTATAGAAATTCAGCAACAGCATCTTTATTTACAGAAGTTGGTAATAGAAAATCATACGCTTCAACCAATGAAAGAGTAATTGAAAATGATATAGCTGTTATATCAATACCTCAAATATATTTTGGAGAAGGGATTAAAGTTGGTTCTGTTATATTAAACGATGGTGTAAACGATTATATAGATGATGGGTATTCTAATTTAGTTTATAATGATGAAATATATGGTAATGTATTTTATGATAGAGGATTGATTGTAATGACTAAAAATATTACAAATGGAACATCTTTTTTAAATTATTCATTATATTTTCGTTCAACCAAAACTATATATGAGAATGAAATATTCTTATCAGTTTTAGAACATGAATTTAATGTATCTACTAACCCAACATCGTATCACGAAGAAGGTGGTAGTTCGTATATAACACAAGTTAATAATCCCAATGACCATTCTCTTACTCAAACATATGATAAAAGAATTTATGTTCCTGGTATTAAATATATTGCAAATACAAATAGACCATTTACATCTTCTTTAGATAATACTAAAAGATTTAGTTTTGATGATTATGAAGTTAGTGGTTCTGTTGACCCAACTGGTTCTTATTTAGCACCATATATAACTACTATTGGAATATATGATAATGAAAATAATATGGTTGCCGTTGCTAAATTACCAACCCCAATAAAGTCCTTACCTGATTATCCTGTAAACTTTATTGTTCGTTTTGACACATAATGTTATATTTATACATAGAAAAACAATTTAAGATATGTCAAGTTTAGTTGATTTATACACAAAAAGCACTCCTAAGACTGCAAAAATAAATACCAAAGGTACTGATAAAACTATTATCGAAGATACAAAATCTGATGATAAAACTTTAGAATCATCAAGACATGGTAAGTTGGGAGCTAATTCTGGTGGATACGATAATAAGAAAACTTATTCATCTACTGTTAAAAGATAATAATGAGTTGGAAATTTAATGGAAATATTGTTACAGAAGATACCATACCTGAAGGTGCGGTTGGATTTGTCTATAAGATAATCGATACTAGAACTAATAGATTTTATATAGGAAAAAAATCATTATCGCAAACCAGAAGATTAAAACCGCTTAAAGGAAAGACTCGTAAAAGAGTTGTAAAGAAAGCATCAGATTGGGAGAAATACTACTCATCAAACGAATGGATTAAATCAGAGGTAAAAGCTGGAAACGCTGAATACTTTGAAAGAGAAATTATTCAATTTTGTTTCTCAAAAAAATCCTTATCATATTACGAAATAAAATGGCAGTTTCATTACGATGTACTAGCCAATGAACAAGCAATAAACGAAAACCTTATGGGAAAATTCTTCCGTAGGGATATTATA